TCTTAGGCTGTTCTTTGGTTCGCTCCCACTGATAAGAGAGCAGCGCCTTCCTGATTGAGTTGCCCGGTGAGCGTTCGCCAGCGTCCCAGACTTCACGAGTGATGAGATACTGACGACGTGTAAACGCTCGCTTTAACTTCTGCACCCCGTTGAGGATGTCAGTTCTGATTGGGTCAGTGGTTGACCTCAGCGGTATCCCTAAACCTTTGGGTGGAGCTGCTCGCATCGCTCGAAAGGCTGAAGCCCCTGTTTGATCATTGCGAGCTTTACCAGCTTTATCAGCGCAACCCTCATCGAGCCATATTCGAGGAGCTGGCGCTTGATCTTGAATCGATCGAGGCCAAGCAATAGCGAGGATGAGCAAGGCGAGCTGCTCAATGGTGACCTCATTGGGGTTCAGCTCAGCACAGATCACATCAGCGTTTAGCCGTTCATCATGAGCGAGGATGAGCACCGATGGTTTTCTGAATCCCCAGTCAATAGCAATCCTCGCGCTCATCTCTGGCGAGTACTCCCAATCATCAATCACCATCGTCTCAGCGTCAAACTCTGAATAGACCAAGCCGCTTGGAGGCCGTGGCTTGTTCATCACCATAGCCTCACGCTCTTCTTTAGGGAGCAGCTCAGTAGCCTCAAACCACTCGTCAGAGAGATGAGCCTTGTTGACGTATGAGGTGAAGAGTAGGGGTGATAGCCCAGCGGTCTCAGCCATAGCACACCACCAAGCATCAGCCACAGGCAGACCAACAAGGATCATGATGGGCGATGGACCTGAGCGCAGACGACCAAGCGCTTTATGAGCTACCTCAGCGGTGAGCGTCTGACACTCATCAATGAGGCAGCAGCCAGAGGTGATATTCAAACCCTCAAGCGGGTTATGGGTTGCGTCTCGCGTACCGGGTCTGAAGTAGGACCTACACCACACTGTTGAACCTGTGGTTGGGTCTAGCCACTGCCTCAGAGAGTGGTTATAGGTCCAGCCCAATGGGCCAAGCCACTTCTCCATTTCAGGCATCAACACAGAGTTGTATCTGGGGTTGGTGTCGGTGACCAGTAAGCTGGAGCTCCCAGCGCGCCACTTGGAGATAAAGAGGATGCTGAATACTAGCGCTGAGGTTTTGCCAGCTCCCCAACCACATCGAGCCGCGATGATCCTGTCTTGTCTTCTGATCCTCGCGATGAGGTCTTGCTGTAGTGGGTTGAGGCTTAGCTCTCTTGGTTCTCCCATCGCTTCAGCCCTTCTGAGGTGACGCGCCATACTGTGGTTGACTTGCGCCCATCTTTGTCAGTGGTGTGCTTGTGGACGGTTGCCCCGACTTCAGCGTTGATGATGTCCACTGTGGAGCGCTGCCAGCCATGATCTTGGCTCTCCTCAGCGACCTTGACCCAATCACCCTCAATCTCATAGGTGGCGCTGAAGAGGTGGTGCAGCATTGACCACTCACGCATCAAGCAAATTTGTACCATCACTTTGACCCCTTGCTTATCATCACCTCGAGCTCATCTAGTCGCTTCTTGTAAATGTTGTGCAGCTCCTCAGCGAGCTCAGCGCCAGCGCCGCCTTTATCAGCTCTCAGCTTCAAGAGCCTCACTAGGTTCTTATCTTGAAACGCCCATCGAGCGAGAACAGGGGCCGCCTTGATCTTGGTGGTGTCATACGTCTTCATTATCACTCTCCTTCTCCTTCTCTAATTGTTTAACCCTCTCGTCAGTTTGTAAAATCATCGTCATGACCATCGCCGCGCCGCCATCGTTTGCTTGGTTATGGTTGAGCTCGACCTCTTGACGCGCCCCCCATCGCTTTCGCCATCGCCGCTCAAGAATCCAAGCGGTTCCTCTCCAATCTCCCATTTTGTCTTCAGCGGCTCTTTTGAGTTGCCGAAGTAAGATGACCTCAGCGAAGTTCATTGCGCGCTCGCTCAGCTCTGCCCACTCAGGGTCAGTCTTACACCAGCGGTAATAAGTTCGCTCAGCTATGCCGGCCCAAGCGCAAGCTCCCTCAATGGTAGCACCTTCTTTGAGCGCCTCGAGGAGCTCCTCTTTTGCTTCAGCCTTGATCGCCATCTTGGCTCCCTTGCGCGTGCGCGTGCGCGTGCGCGTGCGCGTTGTGGGTGACATTTTCTTTATATAGGGCTTCCTCAACGTTGAGGACTTCTCTGATGGTATCGAGTAAAGCCACGCTCTCAGCGTTTAGCCTGTTCCCGTGCTCTCTGGCATCAAGCACAATGAGCTCCTCAAGGCGTGTCATCACATCACGCTCATAACGGTCACTCATGACCATCCCCCCGGGATGGCACTCCACGCGTTTTGATGTGGTGGGTCTGGAGGAAGAAGATGATCACTCTTGGTGGCTAGACTGCGCCAGTTAAGAACCACCACCTCCCATCTTCGCTGGCCATCCACCTCATATGATTTCAGCTTGCCCTCGATGAAGGCTTTGTCACCCTTCTTCAGCTGCTCAGCAGCTCGAGGCGCTGACTTGCCCCAAATCTTAATTGTGTGCCACTCTGTGTCAGTGACCCATTCTTCACCTTGCTTGCGCCGCTCTGAGGTGGCCATCGAGAAAGCGCAATAAGAAGCGCCGCTTGTGGTTTGTCTGAGTTCGGCATCTTTGCCGAGATTCCCGATTAGGGTGATCTTGTTAATCATGAGGAGTCTCCAAATGGTGTTCAACTCGCTGGGCTAGCTCGCCTTGATTCTGCCTAGATTGGTAGTGGATCTTGATAAGAGCCCTGATGAGCGCTGAGGAGCTGCACCCGAATTTCTTAGCCTCAGCGGTAACGAAGCGATGTTCACTGGGTGTCACCCTTAAGGCTATTACTTGGCTCTTCATATGCTCTCCAAAAAGAAAAGGCGAGGAGACAGCACCCCCATTAATAGAACCGCCTCCCCGCCAATCTTGGTCAACTCTAGGTTAACCTCTTCAACGCTAGGTGTTATACATATGTATAACAGAAGAATCAAGGAGAGGTTATGAATGTGCTATTCACTACTGATGAGGTCCCAATTGAGCTTGAGCTTGTGGACCCTAACTATGAGGTGACGTTGCTGACATCTGACTATGTTGAAGGCTTTGGCCAGCTCAGGGTGAGCGTCACCGGCTCAGTTGATGTTGAGCGCTGTTACAGGTCCTACAGCTTTGAGCGCTCAATCTTCACAGTCCATGCAGGAGCGATGCTCATCCATTATCGAGCGTCAATCACTGGACGTATCACGAGCGCCAAAGTTTACCACGCTCCAAAATAAGAGGCACTCACTCCCCTGCCTAGGAGATGTCAAAACCATAAAAGGAGCCAGAGCCAATCACTTCACCATGAAGCTACGTCTCCCCACTCAGGTTAAAAGGATCTAGAGAGGACACCGATTAAAGAGACGTGAGTCTAAGGAGCGAGGAGACGAGCAATCAACAGAGCATAAATTCAGGTTGGTGTCATTCTTTTTTTCTGTAGGTGACAATGCTTACAACCTTGACCTCTTTAATTAAGTCTAAGCTCTCTAAGAGCTGGCTAGCACTAATGCGCTCATATTCACTACAGTGTCCAAACTCCCAATCATGCTCTTCTAAATGCTGCCAAATCCTACAGACAGTCACTGATGAGAATAAACCAAATTGGCGTCTTTCGTGATTCACAAGGTTGATATTACAGTGCTTAAAAGTATAGCCCCTAAGAATCGCTGATGATATCTCGTGACGCTTAAACTCCTGAAGCTCGCCGCTTGGGAGCTTGAGCGTTATGGTCTTTCTCCTTGCCGCTCTTCTTAAAGCCTCTAGAGATTCTTGTGTATAAGTTGGTGTTCGAGTTGGAGAAGCCACAATTTCATTTAGACAGCCATCGCGTCCAACATGAGACTGAAGGAGGCTTACCTCTTGTGCAGCGAGTTCCTCTCTAGATTCAGCCCAGCTAATAATCTCGTGTGTCCATTCACTGTCAGGATAGAGCCCTTCAAGCTTCCTTGCACCATGTGACTTATGGAGATAATTACACCTCGAGGCAGTGCAGCTAGAAGAGCGACCAGTGCAAAAGTGAGAGCCGATATAATAAACACCGTGTTCTTCACAGCTTAAGCGATAGACGTAGAAGTCAGATTCAAACGTTTGCTTGTCGAGTCCATTCATTAGAGCCCCC